CTGCCGGACGCCGTCTACCGGCGCTTCGTGCAGAAGGTCATGGGGTACTGCCTGCTCGGCAACAACTCAGAGCGACTCCTGGTGTTCCTGCAGGGTGGCACGTCGACAGGCAAGTCGACGCTGCTCGAAGCAGGAATGGGCGCCAACGGGGACTACTCCACCGTGGTGAATGTGAACGAGATCTTCCGCGAGCGGCACGACGGCGGACCGAACCCCGGCCTCGTCCAGGCTCTCTCCCGGCGCATCATCACCGCGTCGGAGATCGGCCAGCACCACCAGTTGCACGCCGACGTGATCAAGCGCATGACTGGTGGCGACCACCTGTCCGCGCGCGAGCTCTACTCGAACACGATGGTCGGCCGCGTGCCCGCGTTCACTCCGGTGATCGCGACGAACTCGATGCCGAAGATCAAGGATGGCGACTCCGCGTTGTGGCGCCGACTGCTGGTGCTGCCGTTCGACCACCAGCTGAAGGCCGGGAGCGAGCACGCGAAACTCCAGAGCAAGCACGTGAAGCTGACCGAGAGCAAGGAAGCGATGGAGGCTGTGCTTCTGTGGCTGGTCCAGGGCGCGCTCATGTACCTGGAAGAGGGGTTGGACCAGTCGACCTGGCCGGACCAGTGCGTCACCAGGGCGAAGGAGTTCGTCGCCGGCACGTCGGACTTCCAGTCGTTCCTGTCGGCCTGCACGCAGGAGGACCCGGACTCGGGCGTCGAGCAGGAGAAGCTGTACAAGTACTACCGCGCCTGGGCCGCGAGTGAGAGTATCCCCGAGAAGGAGTGGCTGACCAAGACCGGCTTCACCAGGGCGATGACGTCGAACGGCTTCAAGGTCAAGAAGACCTCGCGCACTGTCGAAGGAGTCCGGGAGGATCTGCGACTGTACGCAGGCCTGCGAGCCGAGAAGGGCTAGATACAAGGGAACCCCCGGAGTCGGTGTACTCACCAGGACTCCGGGGGTTCGCGCTGTTTCGCGCCGTACCACCGAACGGAAACAAGAAGCAGGCTAACCTGCTGCCGTCAGTGTAGCACAGAATTACTTAGGCGCATCCGGGGTGGTGTTCGCGAATGCGAGGGTGCCGCCGGCCACGCCGAGCAAGGCTGCTGCCAGGCCGGTGATCAGGGACGCGTTGCCCGCGATCTGGGTGGAGAACAACGCCAGGACCGGCACGCCGGTCGCCACGATGCCGTAGACCCATTCACGCTGAGCCTTGGTGAACTTTCCTGCGAGACCAAACTTCATGTCGTGCTCCTTCTACTGGTGGGGGATTTCGATGAACTCGTCGGGCCCGTCGTTGGGACGGAGCCCGATCACTCCCTGCGGGGACCAGATGATCCGGCCGTGCTCGAAGTCCTGGACGCGGCTTCCGCTGATGCCGAGGGGCAACTCTTCCGAGATCGGCCAGCCGAACTTGCCGTTCTCGTATCCTGCCTGGCGGTAGGCGTCCATGATGGCGCCGTGGACCCAGAAGCCGTCGTTCGAGTACTTCTCGTCTCCTTCGCCGTACCGGCGGTAGAGCGTTCCGTTCTCGAAGCCCTGGACCTCGCCACCCGGCAGCATCCCGTGGTTGTTGATCGGGTAGCCGATACCGCGTTCGTAGCCGTGCTCCGCGTACTCCGCGAACAGGAATGCGGGGATCGCGACTGCGCCAGTCGAGGGATGCCAGTACACCGCGCCAGCGGAGAACGCGACCATGCGGCCGACGCCGTCCGGGAGCTTGACCTCTTCCTTGTCGACACGGTCTCCGAGCCACTCGAATCCGGGGGTCGCGCGTAGATCGTTGATCGCGTTACGCGGCGGCTCGACAGGCTTCGGCGGGACGATGGCCTCTCCGAGATGCTTGAGCACGCACTGCGCGAAGTAGTCCCAGGGGAAGTACTTGCCGACGTCGGTGTGAGTGCCGATGCCGAGTCCGTACGTGATTCCGGAGTGGTCGATCGCGCCGGCGAAACCAGCTCGGATCGACGGGTAGTCCTGGCCGAGCACGCGAGTGTCCAGCGGGTTGTACTTCTTGGCGTCCTGCACGAAGATCAGCGCCGCGTTGTCGATGTCTCGGCCGAACTTGTTCAGCCAGGTGTCGCGTGACTGGCTGGCCTTCGAGCCTGCGAAGACGAGGTTGATCGTCCGCGGGTTGGCGTCGAGAGCACTCCACGAGCAGCGGTCCGTGTCGATCACGTCGAGCATGATGTCGTTGCCCGCCACGTAGTGGTAGGAGACGCCGTTGTTCTTCATCCAGTTGTGAAGACGATATGGGTCCTGGTTGTCAGGGCCCTCTTCGGTGTGAAGGCAGAACCATGGGATCTTCGACCCGTTCCGCGAGTGGTGATTGGCCGACTGGCCGATGACGTTAACTTCCTGCATCATGCTCCTTCTTCTGGTGGGTTCGGCGCCGTCGGCGTGATCCGGAAGCCGGAGCTTCCCGCGAGGGCACCGTTCTGGTCTCGAATCTCTACCGAGACCCAGTTCTGGTTCGGGTCGAACCAGGTGGTGAACTTGTGACCGGGCAGAGATGCTATCTCGTACTCTGCTCTCAACTCGTCCAGGTCTGTGCCGTGATCGCTCATACGACTAGGTCCCTCAGCTTCCATTCGTCGAACTCTATCGAGTAGACCTGGACGTGCAGGCCTGGGATCAGGTTACCGTTCGAGTAGCAGTACATCGACATGCCACCGAACTTGTCGTTGCGATCAGTGGCGAATTGCGGGTTCGTCTCCGAGTCGCTCCAGGTGAGAACCCCGTTGCCCGACGTCTCGCCGTTCTTGTAGACGGTGTATGCCGTTCCGGTCGCGTGGAGGTAGAACCAGGCATCTCGCGTATCGGGGTGAGCGATCACCTTCAACTCGATCCCGCCGATGTAGGCCGGGTTCGTCGAGCGTGGGTACTGCGCGTTGAATCCGCGGATCTCCAGCTTGTCCTTGTAGATCATCAGTGCCACGCCTCGGGACAGGTCTGCGCTGCCGCGGAGCCAGATCATCGAGTTGTACGGCTTGTTGTTGATGACGCTCAGTTGGTCCGACTGGGCCCAGTAGTTCGCCGTCTTGGCACCGACCGACTGCGATCGAGTCACCGTCGGGTTGGCGTACGCCGCCGTGGAGTAGTTCTCCCGCGAGTCGTTCCACGCGTAGCTGACCTGACGAGAGCGCGCCATGTTGTTGCGAATGACGATGCCGACGCCGGTCACGCCCCAGTTCGGTCCCAGAGTGTCGACGTTGGCGCCACGGTCGAACAGGTCGACCCACGAAGCGGGAGCCACGCCTGCCTTCTGTCCGAGAGCGGCCCAGGGGATGTCGAGGCTCGCGATGTCGAGTTGGCCGACGGTGTAGTTCGCATCGAAGACGCCGTTGGCGCCAACGCGGGTCATCGACAGTCGGGTCGGGTGTTGTCCCGCCTTGGCCGAGATCGCCGCGGTCTTCTTGCTGAAGAGTGGCCGCACCGTGCCGCCACCTTGCTGGACGGCGATCGCGTACCAGTCACCGGGGTTGCCGACGATGTCGGGGAACTCGATCGTGACATCCGAGCTGCCTATCGGGAAGCTGGGAGCCTTGTCGATCGGGTCGCTCCAGATGCGCGTCAGGTTGCCGTTGGGTACGTCGTTGGTCGTGTCCATCTTGTAGAGCGCGACGATGAACCAGCCGGGGTTACTCGGCCGCGGGCCGACGGCGAAGGTGATCGTGTTGTAGATGCGCTTGCGCGTGCAGTTGATGTAGACCCAGTCGATCCGGCCGGCCGGTTGGCTGTAGACCGGATCGGCCCAGACCACCTCGGTCGTCACTTCGTCGATGTAGTGGCGGTGATAGCCGTCGCCGTCAAAACCGGTGTAGCCCCGAATCCGCCAGGGGATCTGCACCAGGTCGGTGCGAGGGAACGACACGTCCTCGAGTGGGTTCAGCGAGTTCCATCCAGGCACGTTCTTCGGGACTTCGTCGATATTCGCCTTGGAGCCGATGACGGGCGTCAGGTCCGCGATCTTCTGGTCCGCGATGATCGCCTGACTCTCGGCAGCGGCAGCGACACCAGCAGCCTCGGCCGCGTCCGCCATCGCCTGCTGGACCTCTTGCGAGTTGAAGTCGATGGCCTGCTTCTGGGTCTCCGCGAAACCACCCTTGCCGGGAGCGAAGATCCCGTGGAACCAGTCCTTCACACCCTGGATGAACGCGTTGATCGGGGTGATGACGATGCCGTTGAAGATGTCGAGGATCTGACCGACGATCCGCTGCAGAGTGTCGATGCCGGACTGAATCCAGCCGTCCACCGTGGCGAACAGGTTGCCCAGGTCGATGCCGGTCAGATCCTTGATCACGGCGATCACTACGTCGATGAACCCATTCTGGTTCGTCTCGCCGCGGAGCATGATATTGCCCGCTCCCTCCTGCAACTGCTGCTGCAGGGGGAAGTAGTAATCGCCGGAGCCCCGCTGGTAGGGGAGGTCATTCGCCATCGGGTCGAGCCTCCTCTTCTTCCAGGTAACCGTGAGCCAGATCTTCGTCCAGCTTGATGAGCATTGTTCGGACGTTGTCGCTGAAAGCCACCCCCGCGGCCACCATCTCCAACCCCATGAGTCGGATGACCTCGCGGCTGCGTAGCTGCCAGTTGGTCAGTCCTGTGTTGATCCGTTGCTGCTGTGCCCCTTGACGCTCGAGGGTCGATACCCGTCGATTGATCGCCACCACGTTAGCTTCGCCAACGGACTTGTAGGTCTTCATGAACAGAGTCACGGCACCCATCACCGCGACTATGAATGCACCTAGAGCCCCCAGCGCTTCCGCCATTATCTAATCCCTTCCGCTGCCCACACCTTTGCCACGAGCCAATGTAAAGATGCGCCAGACAGGGCCATCACTCCAGTCACGATCGGCGTTGGAGGCTGAGAGAGGATCGCTCCGGCGACGATGCAACCGCCGTAGAAAGCCCAGGCGAACACCGCTATACAGTGTGCCAGCAATACCCCCCTTCGGTATATCGCCGCGAGAGCCACCAGGATCGCGATACTCCAGAACAGGAAGGGC